TCATAGCTCTTACAATTTGCTTTTGATCCTGAGATTCTAAAGCGATCATAAGAATTTTTTCTTCTTTGACCACGTATGGTCTATATTCTATTGTTTGGCCCGTAGATGGTAGCGTAGTGCTATACTTCGAGCTCATCACCTTTGGCAATGCCATAATATTCTCCTATATTATATTAATCCTCCAGGAATCGCACTACGTATAGCCGAAGCTGTACTTGATAGTGGTCCTTCCGGAACAAACTTATTATACGCGAATGTAACGCTCATTTGTAATACATTTTGCGCATCTTGATTCAATTCAATTGAATTCATTGTTATGGGAAAAGCCTTTTCAAGCCTTACACCGTATACTGGAATTTCTTTTTGATTCAACTGTTGTATAACCACATCAACGGAATAATCCTTTTTGTAGCCAACACGATATGAATCAGTATCGAAAATGCCTGACATCCAGTTATCAAACATTTGTCGCATATAATAATCATTGGTCAATAAAAACGTAAACGTAATATCGTCATCAATGAAAGTATATGGAAACTTATTAACTTGATTTACATCTCCATGATCAAATGTAGAGATATTTCTGCCTGGCATTTCAACTGATTGGCAGAGTATTGATATATCTCTTGGGTCATTAATTAAATTACCTGCTGAAAAATTACCAGATAATAATGAACCCACTATTGATTCTTTATTTAAATTTAATAATGCTTGAGATGGAGGAGTAAAGATTACATTGAATCTATTACTTGGTGCTAATCCACCTTTCTTTGCAATTGTAGCTTTAATGTTATCTATGCTCATGATCCACTCTGATATGCTTTACGAGAATATCTCCAGACTGATTATTTCTTAACCTTAGCAAATTGTTCAACAGGTAAGAATATAGCAATTTCCCATTCAGTCATTGGCACTCTTCTTATTGGTGACTTTACATGATTCATTAGATAATGTTTAAAGCAAGGTTTAAACTCTTTATATTTACGTACACCATCTAATAAATTATACCTTAATCTTGCAAGCCTTGTTGTATCATTTATTTTTTTAGGAGCTAACGCCATTAATTCATCAAGGAATCTTGCTCTTACTGCTGGACTAAGATAATGTAAATTTAATCCATGGAATCCACCAGGAGCTGGCTGTACTAAAATAGTTAAAGGAAATCTATCATAGTAAGGTAACTCATTTTTTAATTTAGGATCGTAAAAATACATACACATATCACCAACCTTAGGATTAGCTTGTGTCTTTAAATTTGGATCCTTTAATACAGTTCTTCGATTAACTTTACCTAACTCACGAACAGATCTTTGAAACCATGCCATGGATTCTTTTGATCGTGGTTGGACGCCTGCTCTAAAAGCATTGGCATTTAATGTGTCGAATAAGCTTGCCATATAACTATTTATATGGAATCTATAGTACTTTGATGCCTAGATTTTTAAGAGTATCTTCTGTCCATACCTGAAATTTCCATCCATTATGTTCAGCAAACTGATTAGCTGCTTTCCATTTATCATTATTTTTAATATATGTTAATTGTTCATTCAGATATCTTTTAGTTTTACGCTTAGGTTTCTTAGGCGGTGCGGTTTCCTTTTTAGGTTTAATTTCTACAAGGAATGTTTTACCATTATCCATTTGAATTAAAAGGTCTACATAATAACGATGTAAAGATTTATCTACGCTTGATACGTATGGAACAACAACGTCTTCGCTATTCCATAGTTTAACTTTAGGGTTTGCTTCACACCATCGAAAGGCGTTGCGCTCCCAGAGAGAACGATATATTACTTTTGTAGGGTCGCCAGCGTATTTTTCTGGCTTTTTAATTGTATATCTACCTTTGTAACTCATATAAATAATCCTATAAGAAATATTTATTTATATAGGAACAACGCATGGCTATTATTGTCTTTCCAGAAGCATTAAGAGAAAAGATAGGAGACGGAGAAGGTAAATACCCTCATGTCTGCTTTTCTCCCATGACTAAAAATTTAGAATACGAAAAGGTTCATTTATATTGTCCACAAGGTATTAGCGTATCTGATGGAGCTAATTATAATGGAGTAGAACTTGGAGCTGTAAGAGCTGGTCAATCATTTGCTGATCAAGTAAAAGGTGATTCTAAATTTGCAATGTCTGATAATCAACAGTTTGTTGGTTCATTAAAATTATTAGATAAGATGGGAGTGGACGCTTCAGTAACAGCCGCTCAAGCAATCGATCGTGGAGTCGCATTTAACCCACAAACAGCATTAGCATTTGAGTCAATGAACTTAAGAACATTTGATTTTAAATTTACATTAGTACCTGAATCTAAAAAGGATTCTAATTTAATTAGAGATATCGAAGATTTCTTTAGAAAATATATGTATCCTGAAGTTGAAAACTTTGTGGCTAAATATCCTGAAAAATTTAGAATACAATTCTTTGATGGTGAGGAAGAAAATCCTTATATGCCATTCATATATGATTGTTTCTTAGCAGGTATGTCTGTTGAAGTAAATGCAGAAGGTAATAGTTTCCATAAAGCAGATGATGGATTCGGTGCACCCACGTCTGTATCTATGACATTACAATTTAGCGAAGCAAGAATGCTTTCACGTCAAGACATTTATAAAAATAAGCAAGGGTTTGATTATAATTATGACAGGCCTGCTACTATGGCCGGTGGTAGTACACAAACTGGAGGTGATGGGTAATGTCATTCTTTAGACTCTTTCCAAAGACAGAATATGATTTTAGACGTACAGGTCTAAAACAAAACATGACTAATATATTTAGATCAGTTCGACCAGTTGAAGAATTTTTAGATAATCCAGCTGGATATAGATTCTATGAAATAAAAAATGGTGAAAGACCTGATATTGTATCTGAAAGATTATATGGTACACCAGAATTTTATTGGACCTTTTTTGTTATTAATGACTTTTTACATGATGGTTATCGAGCATGGCCTTTATCAGAAGAAGCATTATACGAATATATTAAAAAAGAATATAATGGTTATGTTATAACAACTAATCCATCAATTGTAAGAAATACCGATCAAATTATTACTGAATTTAGAGATTCAATTGCTGGTAAATTTGATGTAGGTCAAACAATATATGGTACAAAGAGTGGTGCAAAAGGTCGACTTACTAAAAAGAATGTTGATATGAATCAATTAGTCGTACAAGATGTAACACTTGGTACATCAGGTATTAATGGTATTACAGGTGCAGCTGATTCGAGTGTAATTGGTGGAGCATTTATTGGTGATCCTGAATCAATTAATAATTCAACTGAAACAGTAAAACAACTTGAGTTTGGAACACAGGCTGAAGAATTTGTCGATACATATAGAGTGTTTAAATATGCCGATGCTCCATATTATTATTACAATGAAAACGATGCAGATAAAAAACCAGTAACAAATGCTATTTTCATTCAAGGTGGCGAGCCGGAATCTAATCTAAGTTATATAACTTATAGAGCTTTCGAAACAGAATTGAATGAAAAGAGATCACGTATCAGATATGTTGTTCCTCAATATATTAATGAATTCGTGGATAAATTCGAAGAGCTCATAAATGGCGACTAACGGAAATAAAGGTACATCACGTTCTCTTGGTGATTCATCATTAACACCATCGAGTTATAGTGTAAGGTCAATTGACATGACAACTCGTCATGGTGTAATTGATATATCAAACCTTGTAAATAAATTTGAAATAACTGAAGCATTGGATCAGCCTTATGTCATGGCTGTTTTAACTATTGTTGATGCAACTAATTTTTTAGAAGAACATAAGTTAGTAGGTAATGAAGAGGTTTATATACATGTAAGCCGAACTCCTAAATCAGATAATAAAGATCCTGCTCAATTTAAATTAACCTTAAAGGTCGCGGAAATATTTGGTTATACTCGTTTAGAACCTACCAAACAATTCTATAGATTGAGATGTGTATCGCAACATGTATATAATGATCAAGTAAAAGTATTAAATACAAAGTTTGAAGGAACCATTGGTGCATTAGTTCAAAGAATAACAAGAGACTTAAAGATTAAAAACAAAACAATTGAGTCATCCTCAAAGAGTATTATTAAAGGAATATATCCCTCAATTAAACCTATTGAATCTATCAGATGGTTAATGCGTAATGCTTATGATAAGGGAACACCTTTTTATTTTTATGAGACAGCTCATGATCAACATACCTATTTTAAATCATATGATGCTATGTTACAAGAAGATGTATTTGATGAATACGAGTTTAGACCTGGATTTATTAACTCAATAGGTAGTGAAGAATATTATGATGAAGTAAGAAAAAGAATTAAAGCAATTGATGGAGATTTAAATACAAGCCAGTTATATGGTATTGCAAGAGGAGCTTATGCCAGCACTCTTCATACATTAGATATCGCAACAAAGACATATACAAAGAAAACATATAACTATAAAAATAAAAAATTAAATAATGATAAACCATTTAATAGTGATGAGGTATTAAATAAAACATATGATCAGTTAACTGACTCTAAGAATTATTATATTAATTTAAATAGTGGAGCTTTTGGTAATATTGATAATTACCATAGCCCATCTGATAAAACAGTTACACAGTATGAATCTCAAATAAGAAATCTTGATTATCAAACCTTTAATTTTATGATACCAGGCGACTTTGAATTGTCAGTAAGTAAATTAATTGATCTTAAAATTATCAAGGCTTCAGATCCAGAACATATTGAAACAAAAAATCTTGTTGACAAATATCTTTCAGGACGTTATATTGTTGATCGTATAACTCATGTATTTGACGAAGAATATAATCAAAGAGTAAGAGTGAGAAGAGATTCCATAGGAGTAAGTCTAGATGCGTAGTGATGATGGATTTGTAGACGGTAAGTTTACTTGGTTTATTGGTGTTGTTGAAGATGTCAACGATCCTAAATTAATGAATCGAGTTCGTGTAAGAGCTTATGGATATCATAATGATAGTAAAGATCAATTAGCGACAGCTGATCTTCCCTGGGCTACAGTAATGATGCCTACGACATCGGCTTCTGTACAAGGTATTGGTTCTAATCATGAATTAATAGTTGATTCATGGGTTGTTGGTTTCTTTAGAGACGGACCAAGTGCTCAAGATCCTATTATTATGGGTTCAATTGCAAGTAAAACAGATGGTGTAATTGATATACCAGTTGAGGCTCAAAAAAATCCTCCTGATAATAAAGTACATAAAACAGAAAGAGGCCATTTAATTGAGTATGATAACACACCTGGTAATGAAAGAATTAATATTACTCATTCAACTGGTACAACAATAAATATAAATCCTGATGGTACAGTTAATATACATTCATCTAATAATACAGTTGATGTAATAGGCAATACAACTATTCATGGTAATTTAAGAATCAATGGTAGCACGCATTCAACTGGTGATGTATCTACAGACGCTGAAAATGCTCCAACACTAGCAACACATGTTCATAAAGAGGTTCCTGGAAGCGGTGGAGCTAGCTCACCAACACCTGCTAAGGTAATGACATCAAAGCCATTTGCAGGCGGTTCAACTGTAACATTTGATGATGAAGGAAACGAGATTACAACTCCTCCACCATCGGACTAGAAATAAGGTATAAATAGTTATATGAGTACTCTAATTTCAAACGATAAAAGAATTGCGGGAGACTTAGCAAAGGCTAAAATTGTTTCTCGTAAGAAACAGCATCGTGATTTAGATTTGTCATTGAAAATACATCCAATTAGAAAGGATATTATTCCTTTAAAAGATGACGCA